GATTTAGAAAACAATGCTAAGGTAGAAACTGTTATGGAAGCAGATGGTAATGCTGCTAACATGGCAACTATCGAAGCAAAGCCAACCTCTGTATCACGAGCAGAGCTCATGGCTAAGATGGTAGCATATGCTTCTCAGCTTAGCAACGATGACCTTATGAAGGGTATCGCTAACATGTCTCAGTCAACTGATCAGATTGTACATTCACCTGACGCCATCTATGACGGCAACAAGGCAGCAATGTCTGGTGCTGATACAGAAGGCAAGAATAAAGCAGGTATCAACTCATCATCAGCTCCTAAGGAAATGATGCATGCAGTTAAGGAAGACCTCGACGCTGTATTTGGTGTTGAAGATCTTTCAGAAGCTTTCAAGGAAAAAGCTACTACTATTTTTGAAGCAGCTATTTCCGCTCGTGTTAATCTTGAAGTTGCTCGTCTTGAAGACGAATATACTACAAAGATTAACGAAAAGACAGAAGCACTTGTTAACGAAGCTGCTGAAGCTCTCAGCGAAACAAAGGCTGAAATTGCAGAGCAGGTTGATTCATATTTAAATTATGCCGTTGCTGAATGGATTACTGAGAATCGTCTTGCTATTGAACAAAATATTAAGACCGAAATTACTGAGTCTTTCTTTGCTGGACTTAAGTCATTATTTGATGAACACTACATTAATATACCTGATGATAAGGTAGAAGTTGTAGAAGGTCTCGCAGAAAAAGTAAATGAGCTTGAAGCTAAGCTTAATGAAACAACAGATGAAAACATTAAGCTTAATAAGGCTCTTGGCGAGTTACAGGTAAAGTCAATTTCTGATGAACTCTCAGAAGACTTGACTGATACTCAAAAGGATAGATTCAAGTCACTTGTTGAATCTATTGACTATGCATCTGCTGATAACTTCAGACATAAGGCTTCCGTAATTAAGGAAACTTATTTCAATAAGAAGGCAGAGGTAAGAGTTGTAGAGGATCAGCTTCTTAATGAGGCTGTAGAAGAGCCTGAAAAGGCACCTCAGGTAGATCCAGAAATGGCAGTATACCTAACCGCTCTCAGTAAAATGGCTAGAAAGTAAGTTTTAAATAAATAAAAGTATAAAGAACTCTAAAGGAGACACAAATGATACTCAACGAAAACTTAATGCAGAAGTGGGGTGCTATTCTTGAACATCCAGATCTTCCAAAGATCGGCGATGCTCATCGTAGAAGCGTTACTGCATCTCTTCTCGAGAATACAGAAAAGGCTCTTCGCGAAGCACGTGGTGGTGCACCAGTAAATCTTACTGAAACTACTATCACTAACAACACTTCACCAAACGTCAACATTGACAACTACGACCCAATTCTTATTTCATTGGTTCGCCGTTCAATGCCTAACCTCATTGCATACGACCTCTGCGGCGTTCAGGCAATGACTGGTCCAACTGGCCTCATCTTCGCTATGCGTTCACACTACGGCGCACAAGATGGTAATGAAGCCTTCTATAACGAAGCAAATACTGAATATTCAACTTCAGTAGCTGGTTCTGGCAACACTACACTTGGTCTTGCTCAGACTGGTTCAGTTCCAACTGGTTCTGCTGCTACTTACAACTTTGGTGGTGCAATGTCAACTGCAACTGCTGAAGCTCTTGGTACTGGTGGTGGTGCAGCTAACTTTGCTGAAATGGCCTTCTCAATTGATAAGGTTTCAGTAACTGCTAAGTCACGCGCTCTCAAGGCAGAATATACTATGGAACTTGCTCAGGACCTCAAGGCAATTCATGGTCTTGATGCTGAGACAGAACTCGCAAATATTCTTCAGGGCGAAATCCTTGCAGAAATTAACCGCGAAATCGTTCGTACAATCAACCTTACTGCAACTGCTGGTGCTTCTTCAGGTACTACTGCTGCTGGTATCTTCGATCTTGACACTGATTCAAACGGCCGTTGGTCAGTTGAAAAGTTCAAGGGTCTTATGTTCCAGATTGAACGTGAAGCTAACCAGATTGCTAAGTCAACTCGTAGAGGCAAGGGTAATATCATCCTCTGCTCATCAGATGTAGCTTCTGCTCTTCAGATGGCTGGTGTGCTTGATTACACTCCTGCTCTTAACAGCAACAACCTTCAGGTAGATGATACTGGTAACACTTTCGCAGGTGTTCTCAATGGTCGCTTCCGCGTTTACATTGACCCATATAAACTGGCAACTATATGACAGTTGGCTATAAGGGTGCAAATGCATTCGATGCTGGTATCTTCTACTGCCCATACGTTCCACTACAGATGGTTCGTGCAGGCGGTGAAGATTCATTCCAGCCAAAGATTGGCTTCAAGACACGCTACGGTATGGTCGCAAGTCCATTCGCAGAAGGTGCTGCATATGGCAATGGCGCTATGACAAAGGAC